AGCGTGCCCTCGACTGGATCGCTGACGGAAAGGCCGGATCGGGATTTACCGATACCGGTCGTAAGCGAGCCGCCGACCTCGCAAGAGGCGCGGCCATTAGCGCCGAAACTGTCCTGCGAATTCATTCGTATCTTTCGAGGCACGAAGTAGATAAGAACGGGAAAGGCTTTAGCCCCGGCGACGACGGTTATCCGAGTCCCGGCCGCGTCGCTTGGGCGGCGTGGGGCGGCGATCCCGCTATGTCTTGGTCCTCGAAAATCCGCGATCAACTCGCCGACAGGTCGGCGCTGCTGGAGGAATCTATGGAAACCCGCGAGCTCCCGCCGTCATATCGACCGGCCGCCTCGGATGACGTACCGAAGTTTACACCGGCGTGCGCGTCTTGTATCTACCTTCTCGCCGGAGTCGACGAGACCGGACAGCAGTCTCTTCGTTGTACGAAGTGGGAAGCTTCCGTCGCTCCCGACTCCTACTGCGACGCATGGGAAGTAAACGAGGACTGCCTTCCCGCGTGGATGCAGGACGATGAAGACCACGACGAGGAGACAATGACGGAACAAGTTCCCGAGACTCCGGTCGATTCTATGGAGACTGACTCCGCCGACCTCGACGTCGAGGCGCGCCGCTCCCTTATCGAAGCCTGCGAGAAGCGAACCGTCGAGACGGAGCTACGCGCCGAGCGCGGAACCGACGGCGTTCTCCGCGTCCGCGGCTACGCCGCTACTTGGGACCGCGAAGCGACCGGACTCTCCTTCCGCGAGGTGATTAAGCCCGGAGCGTTTAAGCGTTCCCTCGAGCGCGGAGACGACGTCTTTCTACTCGTTAATCACGATACGGATCAGTTGCCCCTCGCTCGCCGTAGCGCCGGAACGCTAACTCTTACCGAGGACGAGACCGGCCTTCTTATCGACGCCGAACTCGATCCGAAGAATCCCCGCGCCGCCGAACTCGGTAGCGCACTCGAGCGTGGCGACGTCGACAAGATGTCATTCGCTTTCACCGTCGCCGAAGGAGGCTCGACTCGGACGAAGGACGGACTGCGCGAGCTCTCCGACCTAAACCTGTTCGAGGTCTCCGTCGTTACGTGGCCCGCCTACGCGGATACGACCGTCGGACTCCGTAACGCCGAAGTCGACGATCTCGACTTCCGTAAGCGAGTCCTCTCGGCGAAGATCCGCCACCTCGTACTCGAGGTCTAAGTCCCCCCGCTCTCGCGGGTTTGCCCCCGGCGCGTTCGCCCCGGCGGTTCTATTAACAATCCATCTAGGAGAAAACTATGAGCAAGATGCTCGATAGCCTCCGTGAGTCACGCGCAGCCAAGGCTGCCGAGGCCGCGGATCTCCTCGCGGGTGAGCCGACCGTTGAGTCGATCGCCGCCGTCGAGGAGCGTCACGCCGAGATCGAGAATCTCGACGCACAGATCGAAAAGGTCGAGGCAACCGAGGCTCGCGCCGCGGCAATCGTCGAGGCCCGCGCCGAGGTCGGCATCCCGACCGTCGGCTACGCAAAGGTCGGCGCAGAGCCGATGACCTACTCGGAGCATGGTCAGCGTTCGTTCGTTCGCGACCTTATCAACGCTCAGGTTCGCAACGATCAGTCTGCTTGGTCGTCGCTGCATCGTCACATGGACGAGGTTCGCGTAGAGACTCGCGATATCTCTCGGACCGACGGCGGCATTGGCGAGTTCGTCCCACCGCTGTGGCTGGTCGATCAGTACGCACGCACGCTGCGTCCGGGCCGTACCACCGCCGACCTTCTTACGAAGATGGCGCTGCCTGCTGGCACCGACAGCATCAACATTCCGCGTATCACCACGGGTAGCGATGTTGCCGTCCAGACCGCAGACAACGCTGCAACCACCAATCAGGACATGGTGACCACCTCGGTGACCGCTCCCGTTCGTACCATCAGCGGCTACGAGAACGTCTCGCTGCAGCTCGTTGAGCAGTCCCCGCTTGCGGGTGGCATTGACCGTATGATCTTCGCCGATCTTATGGCCGCCTACGACTACCGCCTCGACGTGGCAGTCCTCAACGGTAGTGGTACCGCTGGTGACCTCACCGGTCTGTTTAACACAGCAGGCATCGGAACTGTCACCTACACCGCTGGCACCCCGACCGCCGCTGGCTACCAGACGGCGTTCGCTCAGGTACTCAGCACCGTTGCTAAGAACCGTTTCCAGGGCGCAGAGGCAATCGTCCTTGCTCCTGAAATCTGGTACGGCCTCGTCGGTCTCTCGGATTCGCAGGGCCGCCCCGTCGTCGTTCCTTCGGCCAATGGCCCGATGAACTCCGTCGGCATTAACGGCGCACCCGGCGCGGCTCAGGGTTCCGTGGGTACCATCCTCGGAGTCCCCTGCTACCTCGACGCCGCCATCCCGACCATCTCGTCTGCGAAGCCCGCTCTCGTCGCGGCCTTCTCTGACACGATGCTCTTCGAGTCGGGAATGAAGACCCGCGTACTCCCGGACGTTCTGTCAGCAAACCTGACAGTTCGCTTCCAGCTCTATGGCTACGCAGCTATCGCGGCGCGTTACCCCGCAGGTGTCGCAAAGGTCATCGGCACCGGGTTTAACCCGCAGTCCGGCTACTAAGCCGAACCTCGTCGGAGGGGACCGGGAAACCGGTCCCCTCCTCGGGAGGTACTAATGAACGAACAACTCTTGATTGACTCCCTGCGAGCGGCGATAAGCCGCGAGACCGATCCGAAGGCCCGCGAAGATTTACAGACGGAGCTCGATCGGTACTTAAACAACCGCGTTAAACGCGCTCGAGCGGTCCCGGAAACGGAAGCCCGCTAACCCTGCCCCTAGTCGCGGAGGCGAGACGGATGCAGGGCCGTCTCGCCTTCGCCCCCTGTATAGATCGGACTCCCTGTAATGAAGATCGCCGCAACCTTTCACTCGAACGCGCCTTGGGCCGCGACCGGCTATGGAACGCAGACGAAGCAACTCGTTACGCGAATGATCTCTGACGGTCACGCGATCGCCGTCGCCGCGAACTACGGACTCGAGGCGACGATTACCGAGTGGGACGGGATAACCGTCTACCCACGCGGCTACGACGTTTGGAATAACGACGTCGTCGGACCCTACTTCGATGAGTGGTCCGCCCAGCACTCCGGATATAAGGCGATGCAGTTCACGCTCTTCGACGTTTGGGTTCTTAACTCTCCGCGCTTCGACGATATTCCTACCGCGTCATGGGTCCCGATTGACCATCTACCCGCGCCTCCGGCGGTCGTCGACTTCCTTAAGAAGCCAACCGTTACCCCGATCGCGATGAGCAAGTTCGGCCGGGACATGATCCGGAACGCCGGTCTCGACTGCGAATACGTTCCTCACGGAATCGAGACGAGCGTATTTAGGCCGACGGCCCGCGTCGATATCGGCGGTCGCCGAATGACCGGCCGCGAGATCATGGGGATCGACGAGTCGGCTTACGTCGTCGGCGCGTTTAACGCGAACAAGGGAACGAGTCCGAGCCGGAAGGCGTGGGCCGAGAATATCCTCGCGTTCTCGATCTTCGCCCGTAATCACTCGGACGCGGTCCTCTACCTCCATACGGATCGTCACGGAGCGATGGGCGGCCTTAAGCTCGACGAACTCGTCCGGTCCGTTGGTCTCGAGGAACGTCAGTATCGGTTCGTTAATCAGTGGGCGTACCGGACCGGTATTCCGCAAGAAGGCGTCGCCGCGCTAATGACCGCGACCGACGTCGGACTCCTCCCGACAATGGGTGAAGGCTTCGGTCTTACCGCGGTCGAACTGCAAGCGACCGGAACGAAGGTCATTGTTAATAACTTCTCGGCGCAGCCCGAGCTCGTCGGCGACGGTTACCTAGTCGAAGGTCAACCGTGGTGGGACGCGAGTCAGCGGGCGTGGTTTAACCTCCCGATGGTCGGATCTATCGTCGAGCAACTCGAGGCCGCCTACGCCGCGGGCCGCGGACGTTCGCAGAAGGCGATCGACTTCGTCGTAAAGAACTACGACGCCGACGTCGTCTATAACGATCTCTGGCGACCCGTTCTCGATCGGCTCGCCGCGTGATACCGGTAATGATCGTCCCGATCCTTACCCGGCCGGAGATCCTTTACCGGATGCTTCACTCGATCGACTACCCGATCGACCGGCTCGTCGTTATCGACAACGGAGATTGCGTCGACCCGGATCGAATCGACGTGAACGGCAATATTCGCCGCGTGCACCTAATCTCTATCCCCTCGAACCTAGGCGTCTCCGGGTCGTGGAACCTAGGGATAAAGGCGGCCCCGTTCGCCCCCTACTGGCTGATCGCGAACTTCGACCTCGTATGGCCTCCCGGTTCCCTCGAGGCTCTCGACCTCGCGGCCCGACCCGACGCTCTCGTCCTCTCCGGAGCGTCCCCCGAATGGTCGGCGTTCCTCCTAGGAGAGAAGGTCGTCGAAACGATCGGCCTCTTCGACGAAAGCTTCCACCCGGCCTACTTTGAGGACAACGACTATAAGCGACGAGCGGAACGCTACGGCGTCGAAATCGTCCGGTCCGGTATCCCGGTAAGGCACTACAACTCGTCAACCCTAGAAGCCGGATATGCCAGCGTTAACTCGCGGACGTTCGGCGCGAACGAAACGTATTACGCCCGGAAGATCGAGACCGACGACTTCTCCGAAGGACGTTGGGACCTAAACCGCCGCCGGGATAACTCGTGGGACTAGGACTAATAACCGCGGTCTACGGGAAATACGATCTCCTTCGCCCGCTACCGGACGGACACGGATTCGACGAAGCGATCGCCGTAACCGACGACCCCGAACTCTCCGCGACCGGATGGACGATCCTCCTCGAACCTCGAGATGAACACCCGAGGCTCGCGGCGAAGCGACCGAAGTTCCTCCCGATGAACTACCTCTCGACCGACTCGAGCGTCTGGATCGACGCTGCGTTTAGCGTCAACGACGGCCGCTTCTCGGACTTCGCCCGCCGCGCTATCGAAGCGAACGACCTAACGGTATGGCGACACCCCGAGGCCCGCGACTGTCTATACCAAGAAGCGAGCTACTGCCAAGACTGGCCGAAGTACGCGAACGACCCGATCCGCTCGCAAGTCGCCTCCTACCGCGACGCCGGTATGCCCGAGCACTTCGGACTCTTCGCCGCCGGAACGATAGGCCGACGACATACCGAAAGCGTTAAGAAGTTCGGCGAAGCGTGGCTCGGCGAGAACGAACGCTGGAGCATCCAAGACCAGATAAGCCTCCCGTTCCTCCTCTGGCTCGAAGGAATAACACCCGGCATTTGGGACGCGCACGAGTTCCAGAACGACCTCCTTAGATATCACCCTCACCTGCGGACGGAATAATGACTAGACCAACCGTAGGTATCGTCGCCGTCTGCTACTCCTACGACGAATACATTCTTGGCTGGGCCGAGTCGATTAAGAACCTAACGACCGCTCCGGACAAGATCGTCCTAGTCTGCGCGACCGCCCCGTCCGAGCTCCCGATCGACGTCGACGTTCGGGTATCCGATGAACCGTTTACGTTCGGCGGCTGGCTTAACCTAGCCGTCGACGCCTGCGATACCGACTGGATCGTCTGGGTCTGCGTAGACGACCTCTACCGACCGAACGCCCTCGACGGGATCGCCGAACGAACCGAGGACGTTATCGCCTTCGGAATGGAATCGAGCCTCGGAGTTTGGCTTCCCGTCGTCTCGCCTGAGTCGATCCTCGAAATGAACGCGAACCTAATTCCTTGTGGATCGCCTTTCCGCCGGTCCCTCTGGGAGCGACTTCCGTTTCAGCCGCAACACGGACCTTATGAGGACTGGGCACTCTGGGTCGGGTTTGCCGCAATCGGCGCGACCTTCGGAACTAGCGGCCGGATCGACTTCGACTACCGCTGGCACGACGACACACCTACGGCCTTAGAACCTCTCCGAACGCAAATCTCGAACTGGATAAGGAGCCTCGTATGACCTATGCGACGCTGGCACAAGTTAAGGCCGCGCTCCGTATCGGTACGGCCGACACGGTCGACGACGCGCTCCTAACGATCGCCCTCGACTCCGCTACCGAAGCGATTAGCGCGTACTGCGGACGAACCTTCGGAACCGCCGGAACCGCTACCGCAACCCGCTACTACGCCGCCGGGAAAGCCGACGACGTCGAGGTCGACGACCTGCAAAGCATTACGACGGTCGAATGGTCGAACGACGGAACGAACTGGAACGCGACTACCTCCTATCAAGCGGAGCCGCTTAACCGCTACACGGACGGCCTTAGTTGGCCGATAACCCGACTCCGTACTACCGCTAACCTCGCGTGGCCGGTCCTTAACGGAATCCAGACGGTCCGCATTACCGGCATCTACGCCTTCGGCTCCGTCCCTAGCTCGATTACGCAGGCGGCGGTTATTCAGGCGTCTAGGTTCTTTAAGCGACTCGACTCGCCCCTCGGCGTAACGATGGGAGAGTTCGGCGCGCTCCGACTTCTCTCCCGTATCGACCCCGACGTCGAAGTCCTCCTGCAGCCGTACCGTCGCTTCCGGGCCGCGCTGTGACCGTCGCCGAGATTCGCGAAGGAATCGCGACGAACCTAGCGGCGATCTCCGGTCTCCGCGCCTCCTCGTTCGTACCCGATAACCCGACCCCGCCGATCGCGGTCGTCGTCCCGCAGCGGATCGAGTTCGACGCCGCTATGCGCCGCGGTCTCGATACCTACACGTTCGACGTACTCGTAATAGCGAACCGAGCCTCGGAGCGCGGCGCACA